CAGTATCGCGGCATGTCGATGCTGGACATCGCCCGGGCGTATCTGAACGCGCGCGGCGTCCGCACGACGGAGATGTCCCGCATGGATCTCGCCGGGGCCGCGCTCGGTCTCGTGCAGGTTCGCGGCGGCATGCACTCCACGTCCGACTTCCCGTTGCTCCTCGCCGACGTGGCGAACAAGAGCCTCCGGGCGGACTACGAGGCGGCGCCGCAGACGTTCATGCCGATCGTGCGGATCGGGTCCGTGCCGGACTTCAAGCTGGCCAATCGCGTCCAGATCGGCGATGCGCCGGCGCTGAAGCCTGTCGGCGAGCACGGGGAGTTCTCGCGCGGGAGCATCGAAGAGGGGCGCGAGCAGGTGCAGGCGGCCACCTACGGCCGCGTGTTCGCGATTACCCGCACGTCGCTCGTCAACGACGACACCGACGCCTTCGCGCGCGTGCCCCAGAAGTTCGGGCGCATGGCGCGGAACATCGAGTCGGATCTGGTCTGGTACCAGATTCTGAAGAACGCGAACATGGCCGACGGGAACGCGCTGTTCTCGGCCGCGCACGCGAACTACATCGGCGCCGGCGACATCGACCTCGGTCCGATGACGGCGGCCGAGCGCGCGATGATGATTCAGACCGGCCTGGACGGTACGACGCTGATCTCCGCGCCGCCGAAGTTCCTCATCGTCCCGCCGACGAAGAAAGTGCAGGCCCTGCAGTTCGTTAGCACCAACATGCTGGCGGCGCAGATCGACAAGATCAACCCGTTCGCGGGTCAGCTGGTCGTCATCTGCGAACCCCGTCTCGAGGTCGGCATCACCATCGGCACGCTGAGCGCCACCGGCAGCGCCTACGCCTGGTATCTGGCCGCTGACAAGAACGCGATCGACATCGTGGAGCTGGTGTTCCTCGAAGGGCAGTCCGGGCCCGTCATCGAGAGCCGCATCGGCTTCGACGTCGACGGCCTGGAGATCAAGTGCCGGCACGACGTCGGCGCGAAGGTCATCGACCATCGCGGGCTGTTCAAGAGCGACGGCAGCGACAACAGCTAGTCCTCAGGCGGCAGCGACCACGGTTAGTCCTCAGTCGAACGTAGTAGGAGAAAAAGCGAATGGCTGACAATTTCATCGCGCCTGGGGATTCCATCCAGTTCATCGCGCCTGGTGGTGGCGTCGTCTCCGGGACGCCCAAGCAGATCGGGCAGGTGCTCGTCATCCCGATGGTGACTGCCGCGGCGACGGTGCTGTTCAACGGCGTGATCCGCGGCGTCTTCCGCGTCACCAAGGTCGGCTCCCAGGCATGGGCCGAGGGCGCGATCGTCTACTGGGACGCCGGGAACACTCGGTTCACGACCTCTGGCGCCGGCAACCTCCGGGCGGGATTCGCGGTGCTCGGCCTGGCGACGGCGATGCCGGGCTCCGGCGCCGGTGAGACCACCGGATACGTGTTCCTCGACGGCGTGGCCGGCGATACCGGCACGTAGGCCGTAGCGGGCTGAGCCGATGCTTGAGCGCCGGGATCTGGCGACCGGCATCGCGTTCAGCGTGCTGGGTGTGCCGGCCACAGTCACGCGGCCGTGGCCGGACGACACACCCATCACGACGACCGGGATCTGGTGCACGCCGGTCGGCCAGGTGGCGTTGCCGATGGACGCCGATGTTCGGAGGCGGGATCGGTATCGGGTGATTGCGTTACCGGTCAGTGATGTGCCGACGGTGCCCCGGGGAACGGTGATCGAGGTCTCGGAGCGGGCGGGTGAGGCCGCGCAGCGGTGGCGGGCCGATGGCATCGAATACGCGGCCGCCGATCACAAGCGCGTGATCGTGGTGCCTGAAACGGAGCCCTGATGCCGCCCACGCTGGACCCCACGAGACGGCAGCTCCTGTTGCTGGAGTTCGTGGAGCGCGTCAGCCAGATCAGGACCGCGAACGGATTTCTGACCGACGCGGGCGCCACGGTGTTCTTCGGTGAGCAGGTGGTGCTCGGTGAGGATGACCCGGACGTCGTGGTCGCCGTGGTCGTCAGAGACGACATCGTGGGGTATCAGGGCGAGAACGTGGTGACGACGCTCCCGATCGAGGTCCAGGTCATCGCGAAGTCGAACATCAACAAGCCATGGCTGATCACGGAACAGGTGCTCGGTGATGTCAAGGCGGCGGTGGAGTTGGAGGATCGGACGCTAGGTGGGCTGGTCCCTCGAAAGATTCTGCGCAGCACCACGCGGACGTTACCCCGCGAACCCGGGAGTGAGACGGTGGGCATTGGCATCACGTACGTGGCGCCGATGCTCGAGGCCTGGGGGAGGCCGTAAACGATGGCGACGCTGAGTCTCACGCTGAAGGCAGACGGATGGGAGCGGGGCATCGAACGCCTGCTCGAGCGCTACCCCGTCGCCGAGGCTCGCGCGCTCAATCGCGCGGTGGCCAGCGCGAAAGTCGTCATGGTGCGAGAAGTCGCACGAGACCTCGGTCTGAAGCAATCCGACCTGTCCGACTCCAAAGGCGATCGGATTACCGTGCGCCAGGCCGGCCGGTCCGAATTCTTGCAGGCCCATCAGATGTCCGCGCAAGTGGTGGCCACTGGCGATCGGATTCCCCTCTACAAGTTTCGGGCTCGACAGACGCGGGCGGGTGTGAGCGCTCGACTGCCCACTGGCGCCGAGCGGTATCCCAGTGCCTTCATCGCGACGGTGGGGTCTGGGCACACGGGTGTCTTCAAGCGCCGGTCGGCGCGGCGACTCCCGATCGTGGAGTTGTTCGGACCCTCAGTGCCGAAGGTGTTCAGGAAATTGATTCCGCTCGGCCTCGCCCGCGGTGAAGAGCAGCTGGCCAAGAATCTCGTGCACGAAATGCGGTTCGCGCTGAAGAGCGCGGTATAGGAGCTGGACGACGATGCCCGTCAATAACACGATCCCGTATGAGGTGATCGCGGCGCCGTACGACGTGTACTGGGCTGTGGTTGGCTCCGCGTTCCCTGACATCGACGAGGAGCCCTCGGCGCCGTGGAACTTGCTCGGCACCTCGGGCAGTCTCAACTACACCGAGGCGGGCGTCACGATCGCGCACACCGATGAAACGGTGCAGTGGAAGTCGCTCGGTGACACCGGCACCCGCAAGGTGTTCCGCGTCGGCGAGGGCTTGGCGGTGCGCCTGGTGCTGGCCGATGTCTCGCTCGAGCAATACCGGCACGCGCTGAACCTGAACGCGGTCAACTCCGTGGCGGCCGGTGTCGGCTCGGCGGCGTACCGGTGGATCGGGTTGTCGAAGGGGCCCTTCGTGGAACAGGTCGCCCTCCTGGTGCGCGGCCCGTCGGCGTATGGCGACGGCTGGTATTCGCACTATCGGATTCCCATCGCGTTCCAGACGGGCAACCCGGAGCCGGTCTTCGTGAAGGGCGAGCCCGCGGGCCTGGCGCTGGAGTACACCGCGGTGATCGACCCGGACGCGCTGACGGCCGTCGAGCGGTTCGGTCGGCTCGTGATGCAGACGTCCGACGCGGGCACGTAGGGGATGGACGCCGGCGCCGCGGCGTTGGTCGAGCGCGCCACGCAGCTGCGCGCCGAGGTCGCCAGTCACAAGTTGGCGATCCGGCACCGGCGCGAGGCCCTCTGCGCGGCGGCGACCGCGCTCACGGAACTCGAGACCGAACTCCGCCGGCGGGGGGTCGGTCTCGAGGTTCTCTCACCGCAACCTGGAGGCGTAGGAGTAATCCATGGCCGAACCCGTTCTCGACATTACGACCCTCGTTGAGCCTGTCCACGTGCGCATTGACGGTGCGCCGCATCGCTTGTTGCATCCTGACGCCATGACGCTCGAGCAGACGATCCACATGGAGGATCTGGGGCCGCGCGTGCAGGAGCTCTTCACGAAACTCCGCGACAAAACGATCGACGATGCCGGGCGGGTAGAGCTCGACGATGTCCTGGACCGGGCCGTGCGCTTGGTGCTGGATGCGCCGGACGTGGTGCATCTGCGACTCGGTCAGCGTCAACGGTTCGATGTCATCAAGGCTTTTATGGGACTCTCGGATCGGTCGGCGGCCGAGGTGACCGAGGCGGCAGCGCCGACGCCGACGACGCCCCTGATTGGGGCGAGCTCATCCCCCGACTCGCCCGCTTCTATCCCGGCACGGCCATCGATGGGTGGCTGAGGCACACGCCGATGGGATTGATCCGCGCGTGTCTGAAGATGCTGCCGCGCCTGCGGGCCGAAGAAGGGCTGCAGGGCGCGGACATCGCCGCGCTCGGCGCCGGCGTCATGAAGCCTGATCGGGCGCGCGCGGTGTATCAGCGTCTGACCCAGGCGGTCCACGGCGCGACGGGCCCCGCGCGGAAGCGGGCGACGCCGACCGATCTCCAGGTGATGGGCATCGCGGTCGAAATGCGCGCGGCGAGGCCTGGCCTGGCGCGTGCGGGTGTGCAGACGTCTGCACACCCCTCGACGGGAGCCGCGCGGTAATGGCCGTCGAACGGATCGGCCGCGCCGTCCTCGAGCTCGTGACCGACAGTGCGGGCTTCCAGGCGGATCTGCAGCAGATCAAGCGGGAGGCCTCGAAGGGTCTCCCGGACGCGTTCAAGGTCGCGAGGGGGTCACTCGACTCTGTTGCGGCCGGCATGACCACGGCCGGCCGCGAGGCCAGTTCCTCCGCGAAGATGATCGGCGGCATGAGCGCGTCCGGGAAAAAGGATCTCGGCGTGTTGCTGGAGGCGACGACATCAACCGCAGGAGGGTTCCTTTCATTCAAGGGCGTGCTCGACAAGATTGGCCCGGCGATCGCCGGCGCGTTTACCGTCGGCGCTGTCGTGGGATTCGCCAAAGAGATCGGGAGCTTCGCTGGCAAGATGACCGATCTCAGTGACGAGACGCGAATCTCTACCACGCGCCTGCAAGCGTTCAACTTTCAAGCCACTGGTGTCGGGCTCACCATCGACGAGATCACCACCAGCGCGGGCCAGCTGTCGAAGCGTCTTGGAGGCGACGACAAGTCGGTCAACGCGGCACTCGATAAGCTGAATCTCAACGCGGAACGACTCAAACTGCTCGGGCTGGACGAGGTGATGTTTGAGATCGACAGGGCTCTCGTCGGTGTGGGCAATCAGTTCGAGCGGGCGAACATCCTCAATGACTTGTTCGGGCGGTCAGGTCAACGCATGGGCCGCATGATGACTGGCGCCCTCGAAGACGTGATCAAAAAGACCGAAGAGAGCTCGGCGATCATCGACGAGAAACTCATTGCGAAGGCCGATGCGTTCGACGATGCGTGGGCGCAGGGGTGGATCAGGTTCCGTGCGTTCGCCGTCGAAGCGATCGGCGCGGCGGCGTCGGCGCTCCAGGGGCTGATCGACATGGCCGACCGAGGACTCGTCTCTGGTGCCTTCGGTCAAGAAGGCAGACGGCCCCCCGCGTCACCGCCGCGTATTGGTGGGACGACGCCGGCCATCAAGATCGATGCGTCTGGGCTGCCTCAGCTTCGCATCGAGAACGGGCGCGTTGTCTTCGGGGCAGCGGACTTAAGCGACACCGTGTTCGGTGGCGGCGTGCCCGACGTCGACGCGGCCGCGCGGGCGGCTCGAGAGTTTGCGGAGGAAACGAACAAGGCGGCGGATGCGACGCGGCTGTGGTCGATCCGGATGAGCGCGCTCGAAGCCGATGCGAAGGGCCGCGAGTTCTATCTGTCGTCGGGCTCCTCTGCGACAAAGGCCCTGCAGCAGATGATGATGAACCCCGCGGCGAAGGGCGGGGTTCTGCCGAACCTCAATGCGGGCCTGACGGCTGGCTTGATGTTCGGGCCTGGCGCCGTGACGCAAGGGAACGGTCTCGGGCCCGCGGTCGCGAACGGCTGGCAGGTCCTTGAACACACGTTTGCCGACGGGTTCCGGAATCTGGAGCAGATGTCCGTCGGCTCCTTCGGGAACATCGTGTACAGCGTCGGGCAGATCATCCAGGCCGCCCAAGCCGGCGGGATGGCGGGTCAGCGGATGAAGGCCGGCTTCCAAGCCGGCGGGATGGCGGGCGCGGCGGACATGGTGCTCGGCGGCCTGGAGGCGTTCTCCGCGATGGACGCGGCCACTGCCACCGGGAGCCGAGCGAAGCGTGTCGCCGGCGGCGCCGCGACGGGCGCCAAGATCGGGACCGCCATTATGCCCGGCATCGGCACGGCGATCGGCGCCGGCGTCGGCGCCATCGTCGGCGTGTTCCGTGGCAAGTCCGACGGTGAGGAACTCAACGATACCCGCGATGCGCTCGTCGCCGCGGCGGGCGGGCTCGAGGCCTTCCGGAAGAAGGCCGAGGAGGCCGGCGTCAGCGTCGACAAGTTGCTCAGCGCGCGTCGGATCAAGGTCTTCGACGAGGAACTCAAAAAGCTGAACGAGGGGTTCAACGCGCTCACGGCGGATCAGGAGCGTCTGACCGCCGCGGTCGAGCGATACGGCTTCACGTTCGAAGAGCTCGGCCCGAAGTTCCAAAAGCAGCGCCTCGACGAGTCGGCGAAGGAGTTGATGGAGGACTGGCGCGTGCTGGTGTCGTCCGGCATCGACCTCGAGGTGGTCAACAGCCGGATGTCCGAGTCCATCAACGAGTACTTACAGACGGCGATCCGCGTCGGCCAGGAAGTGCCCAAGGCGATGCGCCCGATCCTCGAGAAGATGGCGACGCAGGGCCTGCTGACCGACGAGGCGGGGAACGCGATCACCGACCTCGAGGCGTCTGGAATTCAGTTCTCGGAGTCGATGACCGAGGGGTTCGATCGCGTCGTGCAGAAGCTGGACGAGCTGATCACGAAGCTCGGGATGGCGGGCGAAGCACTTGGCGGCCTCCCGACCGATGTGGACCTGGGGATCGCGGGTCACTCTCGCAGTTCTGGTGTCCTCGAGGAGGTGCCGATGATGGCCTCCGGAGGAATCGCCGTCCGGCCACTGCTGGCTGGCATCGGCGAGCGCGGGCCCGAAGCGGTGATTCCGCTTGGCCGGCTTGACTCCCTGTTGCGCAACGACGTCGTCGAGCGTCATCTCGCCGAAGTGTCGAGCACGCTGGTCGCGCTCCGGCGTGACTGGCGCACCCTTCCGAATCAATTGCTGGCGGCGGCGCTGGCCCGGGGCTAACTGGAGATGGCGATCGCGATGGGACGGGGAGTCTAGCTGATGGCCGACAATACGCCGCTCGTTGCGAATGCCTCTGTCAAAGTCGCGACCGACGAAGCCACGTACTCGGGGGAGACCGCACAGTTTCAGATCAACCGCCTGGTCCACGTATCAGGACCTGAGGGTTCCAAGACCGTTACCGAGATCGTCACTGCCGTCGGCAGCCCGGCGTCTGTCGCGGTCACGGTGCAGGACGCGACCGTCCTCAAGCACGCGATCATGCTCGCGGCGAGCACGAACGCGGTACGGATCAAGAGCGGATCCACGGTCCTGAAGAGCGTCCATGCGAACAGCAACAGGGCGTCCTCGTTCTTCATCAAGGTCCACGACAGCAACGCGAATCCGCCCGTCGCCGGGTCGACAGCGGTCGCGTTCCCGATACAGGTTCAGGCCACCTTGCCGCGAGATCTCGTATTCCCTGACGGCGGCATCGTGCTCTCCAGTGGCTTCGGCGTCACGATCGTAACCGGCCATCCAGACGCCAACGCCGACGCGGTCGCCGCCGACGATGGCTCAGTGGTGTTCTGCTATGTCTAAGACCTTCTTCGTCATCTGCGCTGTCCTGGCGCTCGTCGTGGGCGCGCTGGTCGTCTCGGCCCAGCAGAAGTTCGAGGCCACCAATGTGGCGGTCGATCCCTGCGCCTATCCGGAGCGGGTGATCACAACCGGTCTGTTCACCGGCAGCG